GATATATTATTATATGTTTTATCATTCTTCTAAATGTTATTTTACTATAACTGATTAAACATAAGCACTATTAATATTATCTTTCTAGGATTTTTCTATTGAACGAGTAGAGCTAGTTGGAGCGGCAGAAAAGATTGTAGTAGCAGTTGACTCCATAGAGGAAGAATGTGAGATTGATACGACTTATGATATCAGGTATGAGAAAAATAAATATGAGCAATTAGTATTAAGAATACAGATATAAAAACGATGGGAAATTCACCGACATGGAATGGATTTCCCCTATAAAAAATAAGTTGGGACTTTTCTCCAATATTTTTGGGACTTTTTATTGACAATCGCACTCTATTAGGTTTTATACTTATGAAATTCCTACCATGATTTATACGGACAAGCGAACCGTATTTGAATAAAGGATGAAACATGTAAAAACACAACAGATGACACTTATACATAATTCAACTATACCTGTAAACAGCTGGGCATAGAAATACTAGCAACCAACATCCCTCAGGCAAAAGGCAGTGCGGAACGAGTGTTCCAGTTTTACAGTCCTACCTGCCAGTCGAGTTATGGCTGGCAGGCATCAGGACACTTAGATATATGGTAACTATCCACGAATTTAGTTAAACCAATTTTTATATGCAACTAGCAAAAACTAAGCCGTAAAACGAACAATACCAGAGAAGCCGTACTTTTTGGCACCATATATATAATGATCGAAAAAACTTATTCATAATGCAAAAACAACCTTTCAGCTGTTTTTACCATGGAATATCAAGGTTTTGCTTTTCTTAATTTATTGACATTGAACCTATAATAATCCTTTTGATGTTATTTATTATTAAAATATATCTAATCTATAGTGCCCAGCTTGTATTTAATTCATAATATGAGCCTGCTGCCACTGTATTTGTGGAAGTAGCTGTATTACTATATGAGGAGCATTGGATATAACCGTCCGTGGTAACCGTCAACTTATATCTGTATGACCCACTTCCCTGCTTAGCAACTTCATGAGGCACCTGTGTTGGATAAAATGTCGTGTCTGGTAATGTCGCCATCATATTGAAACCAGATATAGTAATGCTGGTTGATGTGGTGAACGCACCCTTCATATATACAACATCACCTATTCGTTTTATTTGCGGTGCATAGCCCGCAGAATATGATTGAAATGGGGATGTGAAATTACTAATTGATACCCAGCCACTATTGTATACTGGTTCACTTACCGCGTACCAATAACTTCCTGAATAGACAAAGGTGATTGTTTGCCCTGCGCCCCAACTATATGCTGTCGCCACGGCATTTTTAATATAAATTGCTATTGCTCCGGTTCCGTTGACATTTAGCGTTGGGTTATCTGCTGTATTTGCATAAGTAAAAGTCACTGATACTCTAGTTCCCTTTACAAGAACATTTGTATTAAACTCTGTACAAGTCACCGTTTTTCCTGTTACACCTGCTGTGGTTAAGCAAGTGCCGTAATAACTATCCTTACCATGTGTTTCTAAGGCAACCCAATTTGTGCCATTATATACAAATTCGACTGTTGCACCATCTGCCCAGTTTGATAATCTCGCAATGGCAATCGCGCCAGTACCATTTATGTTTAGCGTAGGACTTGTAACCGTGTTCGCATAGCTAAAATACACAGCTACTCTTACACCTGCTGACAGGGTAAAACCTGAACAAGTAACTACCTTTGCGATTGTTCCTGCTGCTGTTGCACATGTTCCGTAAAAAACTATTTGCGACATAGATAATATACCATTTGAAACAGATAATCCATTCCCGCTCGTTACTTTAAGGTGTCCGTATTTCTCTGCTGTCCCAATACCATAATCTGTAGTATCGCTTGCGTGGTTTGTTGGCGCTTTTTCCGTGACGTCACTTTTCAGTGTTTCAAAAGTTGATTGTTTTGCATATACGATATTGGCTTCCTCTCTCTTAATATACTCCGATAAATCCACATCCAAGCTTCTAATCTTCACCCAGTTCCCACTTACATGCATATATTGCGTAATCTTGCTGTCTGCAGACAACAAGTAAATTACATTTCCTTTTATATTCTCTATTGGCAGTGTTTCTACTATCTCGATTTCAATCGCTGTTAAATCTGTTATTAACTCATTAACAGACTGTAATTCTTCTGCTGTTACCATACGTTTTACATTACCGGCACTAAAACACATATAGACGGCTGTTCCATTTGTGGTGCCATCACCGCCGGTCACACATGCCCATTCGCCCGGTAATAATTTAGAAGTGTCTAAGTTATCTAAGACACCTCTTCTTGTTTGTATCGCCATCTTAATCCTCCTTTTCTAAAGCTGCTAATTTTTTATCTGTTTCCATTTGTTTTAAAAGGTTGTATTCTGTGTAATTAACACTATAGTATCCATCTTCACCTTCGGTAACGATTCCATAGTCGAAAGCATTTAACCCGACACAATCAAAGGCCTCTATGACCTCCTGTGCAATAATACCAATATGGATTTTATCATCATTTGCTATCCGATACTGTTTTGGCTTTATTTTTTTTATTGCCTCAATAAGCAGATTATTTACATCTTCTATATCTGTTTTTAACCGCTTGTCAGATGTCTGGCTCAAACTTGCGCAAGTCAGTGTACTGCTAAAATTACCAATAACACCGTATATACCTGCCCATCTATAAGATGTACTGCCTAAGTAGCAAGCCTGTGTTCCACCAGTACCGGAACTGCCGGCCGCATAAGTATTTACTGGTCTTATTCTACTACCGGAGCCATATGTCACTGTAGCCGAACCGCCACCGCTATTATAAGTAGACGAAATTGGTTCAAAAATTATATCACCTACTGAATAATCCATACCCTCCTCGCTTCCACCTAAAGGCCTTTTCGTATAAGAGCCAAATGAAAATAGATGTGAATGATTAGTATATACGGTTTGATGTGATGTATAATCTCCCTCATCTCCTTCAAAAGTTATGCCATATTCGTGAAAAGCGTCACCTTCTCTTCCACCTCGGCGATACCTATAATTAATCCCGTTGTCATTCAATATTGTGCGACTCCCGGATGTATTTTCGCCATACATTGCATAACTTGCACCCCACGTAATCGAACCGGAGTGAAAGCTAATAATGCTTTTATCAAGATTAATATACATTCCCTCTCCGTTGTTTGATGCAGTTAAAATACCACCAGCAAGGACACTACGATTAATAGTATTTCCGTCGCTATCCGTATCTTCTTGTGTAGTTAGTTCAAAGCCTGCAATTTCTCCAGTTGTTGCATATAAATAACCGTTTTTATCTACTCTAAATGTACCATTTCCATTATTTATTTCAATAGCTGATAAGGTTCCAGTTGTAATCCACTCGGCATTTATACCTATTGCTGTAAGTACATTTACTACTGCGTTTCCGTCCGCATCAATTCCGGCATTCCATGTCTGCCCCCCATCACTAGATACGGCAAAAGCATCTGCTGTCATTTTCCAAATGTTCTTGCTTTCATTTAATGCCTGCTTGTCATGCATATAATATATTGCAGACCCATCATCTAGCTTTTCTGTTGTAATAAATATTCCAAACCCCTGTGTTATAAGACTTGTTAAATATTGTACTGCTAATTCATATGCACCAAGTTGCTTCTGCGTCTCTTTCTTTGCCTCAACAATAGCCTTTGTTGCCTCCGAATATCGTTCTACACTATTTCGTTGTGCACTCTTCGCATCACAGGTGAAGGTTTCATATCCTCCCATTGCAAAAGATAAATTCGTAATAACGGTTTGATAAGTATTCTGCTTTTGATCAGTAACTTTTGCAATATCTCCTGCTTCTATGGATGGGTCACTTAATGCGGATATCGTCAAAGGCCTGAATCGTATACCAACTATTTTTTTACCCAGAAATGATGCAACTATTTCAGCTTTGCCTGTTTGAATTAATGGGTTCTTCTCTACAGTTAATATGTATCCCTCGTTACCATACAGAAAATATTCTTTCGTTTCACTGTCTGTATCTGCAGTCACTTTAATTCCGGTTATTATAACATCATCTGTATGAATGGTATGACTGTTTAGTCTATATATGTGATGATATTTTTCCACATCCTCTAGCATTCCACCACTATAATTATCCTCGCTGTTATAGTCCGTAAAATTGCCGCAATCTACATTATTACCAGTTTCGTAATTAGCATCAGCAGCATTATCATATATACCGCCATCAATATTGTCCTCTTCTTCAAGCAAATCAAAATCATACCATTTTAGCTCTAATGCCCCGTTCGTATTACATCTTGCATAACAACCTGCAATTTGCGCTGAATAACTTACCATCTCACGACAGGATAACGCTTTATCTTCCGGCCGTTGCTGCACTATATAATCCATATTATCAAATGTTGCGGTATTTAACACAACATTGCAGTATGAACATACATCTCTTAATATTGTACCTAATGTTGCCGGATAACCCGTATCCACTTCTTCATAAGGTCTTTCAAATTTTGTCATATTATCCAGACAGGTAAGGTTTATTACACCTCCTGTAGTGACAGCCTCTTCTACTGTATATATCCCTTTTTTTATCCACTCAATTGCCTGACTGAGCTGTAGTCCGATATAAGGAACTATTACGGCACCTTCATAATCATATTTACTATATGTTTCATCAAAATTTACTATCGTTAATTTACATTGATTAATAATGGCACTCCCAATATCGAAACTTCCACTTCCAGACGTCCCATCTTCAAATTTTAAGCTGTTTTGCAATATGTGTTGATCGTCTATATTTAAAATAGTTCCGTCTTTTAACTGTATATCAGCTTTTGCATGAAATGTCCTACTTAATAATATTGTTTTTTTATATTCTTTACTTACATTTATCATAATCACCTCTCAATCAAGTCGAAACCTACTGTTGTGTATCTCTTATTATTTTGCACCCAGGTTCTCACCGGAGCACTTTTGTCACCTACATAAAAAGTTCTTGTTTCATCTTTTCCACTCATGGCATCAGGATATTTAACTTGGATATATTCCGGATTAAAAGCTTGTAATAAAATAGCTGTTTCGTCTGGAGTGGTAATGTTCCATGAAATATTCAGATTTCGCTTTTGTGCTATCCGGTTTTTATGCATTAACATATCTTGTGTTCGCCCGGAATCATCATCCGAAATATCCTGCAATCCCCATGTGAATGTAGTAGGTGTTTTTATTTTTATTCCATCTACTGTTATCATTTAATTCCTCCTCTTTAAAAATAATAGGGTGCTTGCGCACCCTAAATTGTAGATACAATATTATATCTTTGATCCATGCTTTCTTGCCCTTTTCGAACTATTTTGTAAAGGGTTTCTGTGCCTGCCATCAGAGTAAATTCTAAAATAGGCGAATGATTGTTATTCCCTGAATTATTCATTGCAGCTGATACAGCGTCATAGACGCCTCTGCTGACAGATTCAACAATCTGGTTATTATTCATAACTGCTGTTTTATTGCCAAAATTACCTATTAATTCAGGACCTGCTTCACGCGCAATAAACATTTGACCTGCATTTAACATACCCCCATCAGCTAATTCTGGAATTTGCGGTACGGATAAGGCTGGTAGCCAGGTAAATGGTTTTATTCCCGCTATGCTTAGCGATCTTAATTTGTCCAATACCCCATTAATAGCATTAAATGGAACTGCAACAACTGTATTAATACCTCTTATTATAGTATTTACAACTGTTTTAAATACACTTGCTATCCCATCCTTAATTCCGCTAAAAACCTTTCCGCCGGTACTGAATACATTTTTGACAGCATCCCATGCATTTGAGAAAATATTTTTAAACCAATCTGTGACATTAGAAAATGCACTTTTTATTCCATCCCATATACTTGAAAAAAAATTTCCAATACCTGCGAATGCATTTTTTAATGCTGTTACTGCAGCGTCAAATTTTTCTTTAAACCAAATTCCTATATTTCCAAAGAATTCTTTTATTGCGTTCCATACATTACCTGCAACAGTTTTTATAGTATCAAAATTTTTGACAATAAGTACTATAACTGCAATCAATGCAGCAATTGCTAAAATTACAAGGCCGATAGGACTTGTAAGAAATGCAACTGCTGCTCCAAAAGCAGTGGTAACTGCTGTTGCGATTGTACAAATTGTATTCCATGCAGCTGTGGCTACATTCATAGCGGTTTGAGCAATTGCATCCGCTATTTTAGCTGCCGTATTTATTCCAAATTGTATCGCCTGCTTTGCTAACTCTACTGTACCCTTTGCTAAACTTATGATAAAGTCTTGTGCATACATTAAAGTCAATTGGATTGTTTCCAGTTTGTCGGCAATCTTTTCTATTGTAAGATTTTTAAATGCTTCTCCCATTTGTCCCAATACTTCGGTAACCTCCCCAGCCTGTTCAAGAAAACCTACCCATGACTCAATGGGCGCCAAAATCTTATCACTAACCCATTCAAAGCATGGATTGATGGCATCAATTAATCCTTCAAGCTGTTCTGGCAATTTAATTTGCGTTATATTACTTATTTTTTCAAAGCTGCTTTTAATTACATCAGTTTTTTCAGATATAGCATTTGTAACTTTATCCGTTTGACTCTTCACTTCCGCTATCGCTTTTTTATAATCAGAAGTCTGTGCCTCAATTATTACATTAACTTTTTGTAATGTTGTTCCCTCTATATTAATCACCGCCTTTCTTTTTTAAAGTCATATTATAACGAAATACATAATCTTCCATTCTAGCCTTATGAAGATCCAGATCACTTTGTTCTTTCCTTGTTTGAGGACTAAGCGGTTCAAATAACCCCGGATAAATTTCATGTAACTCACTTGGTTTATATCCTTTCACAAACATGGTCTTTATATTATCTGAAACCATAATTGCCAAACCTTGCGAAATTAATATCTGATCCTTGATATTTCTTTCTTTTTCCTCTTTTTCGCTTTCTTTTTTCCTTACATAACTTTCTGCTATATCATGAATTTCACCAACACTTAACTCCCAAAAAAATGAGGGACTATATCCAATATCTAACATCAATGGATATAGTTCCTCTTCTATATATTCTGTAAATGTTACATGCTCTCTTTGGTTTTCTCCAGCGTATTTGCCATCTCCCTCGCCAGAGACTCCGAGAAAAAACCACTTGCAGTAAAGATACTCATATATACCTCTGTGTAAAAGTCTAACTGGCTTCCGCCATTCTCAAGATAAATATCAAATAATTCTTCAACTCGAGACATTTTTATGCCGTGATTCCAGTTTTTCATAGCTGTGTGTGTCACCTGCAGCATCGTAGTAAGTGAAGGCATCCCACCTTCACTATCACCCATTATATTAATGAGGTTTGTTTTGTACATCTTTTCAAGTTCTTTGACACCTGCAGTACTTAATTTAAGTTTGTAGTTATCCCCATCAATAGACCAAACTGCAAAACCTTTCGGTGATTTTTCTAAAACTTCTTCTTGTTTAATTATTTCATTCTCGCTTCTATCTTCTGCGAACATGCTTTATATCCTCCTTTATGCAGGGTCTACTATTTCTACTTGACCTTGTAGCGCCATTTTTAATGTCCAATCTAAAACGCCATTTACAGTACCGCTTCCTAATTTAACTGATACCATTGCATCAAATGTAAATGTAGTATTATCCGGATAAATCTGTTGAAATGTTATAATCTGCTTTTCATCTGCATAACTTCTCATTACTCTATAGGGTGAATTAGCCGATTTATTTTCATATTTAAATATGTATGCTAATTCAGCAGGTTCACCTATTCCAAATTCAAATTGTTTTACAGCATCATCTAACGCTGTATTTTCAACCATTTCGGGTTCTACTCCCATTTCCGGTACTTCTTTTAATCCCTCTAAAACTTTAAATTCTCCACTTCCACCTTTTACTTTATAACCTAATTTAATTCCATTTGCTAACATTTAATCATTCCTTTCTAATTTGTGATAAACATGTAAGGTATCCACATCAATAATACCTTCATATCTCATTTGTTTATGTTTAAAATTATTTGTGTCATCTAAATCAATACTTTGTATCCGTTTTAACCCCAATGCGGACACTCTTTCATCCAATTCAACTGCATACTCCGTTGTATTGGCATCATGCCAAATATCAAAACGATATCGTATAAGTGCCGACTGCTCTTTATTATCTGTAAACTCATGTACAATATTATCTTCTTCAATATATTGTATGGCCGGAAGTGTTGCCCAATCACTTGGATAAATATCACTTATATTACTGCACATACTTTTTATAGCATCATACACTTGATCTTTTACATTAATCATGTTTCCTCCTTGATTTTACTTATGCGGCATAGTTAATTTTTCTTCTACTGCTTTTTTTATTGCTTCTTGAAAGACTTTAGAAATATTTTCAAGAGATTCTTTACATTTTTGAGGATTTGTATAGTCTAAAATTTCTGATAATGAAATCGGCAATCCTTTATTTATTAATACTTCTTTTGCTTCAACTTTTAGTTCACGTTTTGTAACAGCTTCTTCTCTTTTCATTATCTCTTTTAATTTTTTATCCGCCTTTTGAAGAATCTTTTGTTCTGCGTTTTTCTCCTGTAGTTCTAATTCCTCTGTAATAGACATTTCTTTTTTTAAACGCCTTCTTTCTCTTGCTAATCTCTCCTCAACAATATTATTAACTTCATCTTGTGTAAATTTTTTTACATCTGTTAATTCCTGCGCGCTGTTTTTGGAATTTGTAAACACATTTACTGTTTTATCATTTTTTGTTTTATCTTCCATATTTGCCTCCACTTATAGTCTGTAGACTTTAAATTTCCATACACCTTTTTTTGTCATAAGTACGTTTTGGACATATATAGGAACTGCCCTAAAATGTAAATTTCAGAGCAGTTCCGTTTTTTATATAATAAATTATGAAATATTGGTTTTTACACTCTTTTCACAATACTAATATATCATATACCTGTGTGACATGTGGGACAACTTTTATTTTTTTATAAAAAATCTATAATATGCCTTTTTTACACTGTCACCTGTGTTCTCTCCGCCAACTTTACTTGCCACTTCTTCCCATGTCATATGGTGAATGTTGCGTAAAATCGTTATTTGATGCATTATATTGTCTTCAATATCATCTATGAATCTCACAATTTTTTCACACCTTGTCTGTGTCTTAATCAATTGTCTTTTAATGATTTTCTCTATTTCTTCTTTTTCCGTTGATAATGAATTGTTTTTATCATTTAATTTATGTGCCGTTGCTAACTTTGCTATTTTAGACTCATGAATTAACTCTTTTTCCCACATCATGATTTCTTTGTTGAGATAATATATTTGCCGTAATTCCTCTCTCGTCATATCATTCCCTCTGCTTTATTTTTATTTTAACTAATTATAATTTATATTAACAAATATATTTTTAAAATGTGTGACAAAGATGACAAATTATCCTTTTTATTTATAATTACACATTTCACCAATGTACTGTTGCCACTTTGTGAATATACTCCATTCGCCAGCCGTTAAGTTGGTGTTATAATTGACCCAACATTATTTATACTTTGCACAAATATAATAATAAATACTTTAATAATAAGCAGAATATTCAGTGATGGATTATATAAAAAGAATATTGTTATTGGAGATAAGTGAATACATAAAACGAGAGTTGATAATCAAATAGAATGATATGACAGGATGACAAAATGATCACAATTCGGAGATTTGCCATCCGACTTAATTTCACCGTCAACGATGATACCCTTGTCATTAGCTATTTTCTCCCATTACTAGGGCGAAACTAGAGACTTTCACCCATTAGACTGCACCCATGCTGGACACGCCAAAAAAAATACGGATTCGTTAGAATCCGCATTACAACAAAATTGTTTCTACCGATTTAACCGGAACCGGGTCACGACTGATCGTGACCCGGTTCCGGTTAACACATTAACACAATATTTATTGAACTTTAATATTATCTACTTTTGTCAGACCATTTCCACGCCCTGACAATACATACAATCCATTCAGAGCTCCAGTACCATTTACACTGACTGTTCCTGTATATAATACAGTTGAACCATTTGTTATTGTAACTAAAGCTGTTCCTGCTGCCTTATCCACAACTGCTTTTATATGCACCCACTCTGCTGAAGGTATTGTTATGGATTCACTGGTATCATTGATATACCAGGTTGTTGTATTTGCATTACTTGTTAAATCCGGTGTTGATAGTTTTAAGATATAACCTGAACTTACGCCGCTATTATTGCTGCTTGTTGCTGCGGTATCAGTTCCTGTTAGTACAAATTGAGACTGTGATCTTCCACTAACATTACCAGATCTTAATGCTACATCTACTTCTACAGTATAGTTTTCAAGTGATTGTACCGCTTCGCCAAAACTACTGACTGCACCTCTGTTTCCTGATGCTGATTCCGGTTGGGTAAATGCAATGTAATTACCATAGGAATCTCCATCATTTACCAATGCGATTCCATCTTGCGCACTTGCCGAAGTCCATAATGCAGACACCGTGGATACGGAGGAGTAATTTTGATAGTATTCATAATCACTTGGATTTTCTGATAACACATAGCATTCTACATTGCTGATTGTTCCGTTAAAGCTTTCTGACCACCAAGATCCCCAGCCAAAGTTTAAATATGTCGCATTCTCGTTTAACCATGTCAACACATTACCGTAGTCTGTAATTGAACTGCTACCTGATATTGTCCCATTAGCTACTGAGGCTTCGTTGTATACTTCCTTACCATTCATATATACACTGTACCCTGATGGCTTAATTACTATTTCTACAGTTGCTCTGGTACTGATAAAATCTGTTCCTGTGGACCAGTTTGTATTATCGACGTTGGCATCAAAATATCCGCCGTTTGCATTATACCCTAAGTAAGAACCTCCGGTAAAATATAGCTTTCCTGAAGTATCTGTAAATCCTAAGATATTACTTAAATAAGCATATGCACCTGTACGTTTTACATCAAATTTAATCGATACACCATTTGAGATATCTAAAGATGTTTGTGATGCATTAAACGGATTGGCTACCTGATAAGTACCTTCTGCTGCACTCGTCAATGTCATCGGATCATCTGTATAATAGGAAGCAACTAATGTTTTATATGAATCTTCCGGTAATACATAGCATTCTACATTGCTGATTGTTCCGCTAAAACCTTCTGACCACCATGAGCCCGAGCCAAAGCTTAGTGTTGTTGCTGTCTCATTCAACCATGTCAGTACATTACTGTAATCTGTTACAGTACAATTACCGGTTATGGTTCCAAGTATTAATGACGTTTCATTATATACTTCTACATCATTTACATAAACGCTATATCCTGACGATGTCAGTACTATTTCAACTGTCGCACTGCTTCCTATGAAATCTGTTCCTGTGGTCCAGTTAGTACTATCGACGTTGGCATCAAAATATCCGCCGTCTGCATTATATCCTAAGTAAGAACCTCCGGTAAAATATAATTTTCCTGAAGTGCCTGTAAATCCTAAAATATTGCTTAAATACGCATAGGAACCTGTAAGTGCTACATCAAACTTGATAGATACACCATTTGAGATATCTAAGCCCGCAATTTCATTCTGATTAAATGGATTTGTTACTTGATATGTTCCTTCTGCCGCATTTGTTAAGTCTTGTGGAGAATCCGTATAATAAGAGCCTACTAAAGTCTTTTCGGATATTTCTTCCGGTAACACATAGCACTCTACATTACTGATTGTTCCGTCAAACCCTTCTGACCACCATGAGCCCCAGCCAAAATTAAGTGTTGTTGCCGTTTCGTTTAACCATGTCAACACATCAGCATAATTCACAATAGAGGATGCTCCATATATGGTTCCGCCTGTTACCATTGCAACATTATATACTTCCTCACCATCAATATATACACTATATCCGGAAGGTTTTAGTTCAATTTCCACTGATGCGCTGTCTCCGATGAAATCTGTTCCCGGCACCCAATTTGTACTGTCAATATTCGCATCAAAATATCCACCGGTCGCATTGTATCCAAGGTATGAGCCTCCGGTAAAATATAGCTTTCCTGAAGTGCCGGTAAATCCTAAAATATTACTTAAATACGAATAGGAACCTGTAAGTGCTACATCAAATTTAATGGATACACCATTTGAAATATCGATACCTGCCGTTTCGTTTTCATTAAACGGGTTAGCTACCTGATAGGTACCCTCTGTGGCTCCTGCTAATGACTGTGGATTATCTGTGTAATAGGAAGCTATTAAAGTTTTTGAGGAACCGCTTGCGGATTTTACTTCTACATCTTTTTTTATTACTTGATAATAATCGCCTTTCTCAATTGTTGCAGTTAACGTAACTGTTCCTACATTTCCTACAGTTCCGCTTCTGCTAAGAATCGTTGAATCGCTTGTTGTCCAGGTAATGGAAGTTCCAAACTTCTCCTCTGTCACTAATGATATATCACGATATACAGCTGATGGTAATGTAAGTTCACTTGCAACCCATGCAACTGCTGTTTCATCAGTAGGATATTTTGAACCCCATACCGCAATTTCATCTGATCCGGATGCTCCAACAAGAGAAAATGCCATAGTTTTTACATTAGACTCTTCCATTGTAGATTCCGTAAATACGCCTTTATAGGTTACTCCATCAAGTACCATTGTTACATAAGGCGAACCATTTGCACCCATTGTCCATGTTCCTGTCAGGGAGCCGCTTACTGTTTTGTCTGCATTTAATGTAATCTCTTTATTCTCTACACAAGCCAGACTTGCATAATCTGTACTCTCCTGCATAATTACTTCATATGTACCGGTTACTTCGCTGCTATCAACTGTTTTTAATTTCTCAGTTCCATCATATGTAAATGGTGATACACATAACCATCCATCTTCATTCACAAACATCTGATGTACACGAACATAATGTCCTTCGTTACCACTATCAGTTTTCGTATGATATACCAGATATTTATTTCCATCTGCATCTACCATTGCCGAATTATGGCCTTGCGCAAGCTGTGCTGTATCCCACCAGCTCCACTTATAGTAAGACATTACTCTTAATCCATTTGTATTTTGGGTAGATTGGCTGCCAATCGCATTATTTCCGCTTACATCTGTATATGATCCGTCGATTGTTGCTGAACGGAATAATCTCATATTATATCCACCGGTTGTCACGAATCCTCCATAGGTCACGAATAAATAATAATATCCATCGATATACTGAACATAAGATGCTTCTCCAGTTCCGCCGCCGCCACCGGCAATCATAACTCCCATATAGGCGTCAGACTGATTTGTTACCGTTTCATAAGTATGGCTGGCATCTCTAAATCCGGTAGCCTTGTCCAACTCTATCATATAGATACCACCTGACCATGATCCATACGTCATCCAAAGATTTCCTTCTTCATCATATAGTACACATGGATCTATTGCATGTGCTCCATATGATTTGTTCCATGTACTTGTTGAAGAATAAACAGTTGATGGACTAGACTGAACTGTTTCGGTATATTCAGATCTGATATATCTGCTTGGAAGTGTTGATTCACCTGTTACATCAATAAAGTCTGTTTGCGTAAAATCATACGCATAGCTACTGGATGTATAACCCGAATAAATAACCGTCCCTTGATAAGTCCAATCTCCTGATAGTGTATCCGCTGTCAATAGTGCAATAGATGAATTCCATGTCATGCCATTGATACTTATGTACATACACCATTTACCTATTGATTCATTGTAAACGACATCCGGAGCCCACATATTACCTGCCGGCTCATATGTACTATTACCATTTGCTGCCCAGGCAAACTCTTTTTCAAATAATTCTAAATAATTACTATTAATATTATTTGTAAAATTCTCCCAATTGACCAAATCTGTTGATTTTGCCCATGCTAAATGACTTCCAAAAATATAATAGGTTGTCACTCCATCCACTGTTTCTGTTACAATGGATGGATCATGCACTGATACTGTTTGATCTGTGTTTCCAAGTACAACGCTTGTACTTGCTAAGGTTGTTGAGCCTTTTGTTACCGTAACACCATTTAATATCTGCAGTAAACATACTGCAGCTGCCACAATAAATGCTGTTACCTTCCTCATTGTTCTCCCTACTGTTACCATATATCATTTCTCCTTTCAATTTGCGGGAATATATTTCCCATATATTTACATTTTAATTATAACACGTAATTTTTATTTTGCACTATTTATATTAACAATTTTATACATTTTTTCTAATTTATACTATTTGTGTAACATGTTTTCTATTTAACATGCCGTATTTTTTAATTTAGTTAGATATTTCTTTATTATTAATTAACCAAAGAATAAAGAGTTTACAAAACTCTTTTTATAAAATCAATATACAGCAAAGGACGGAACGTAGTATTTCCCTATATAACAAAAACAGAACTATGTCATTAACCTCTATGACATAGTTCTGTTTTTAACTATTAAGTATATTAAGTTTTATCGCTTTACTGTAACTGCTATCTTCTTTGAAATCTTACCACATTTCACTGTAATTGTAGTATTTCCTTTTTTCACAGCAGTTATGACTCCATAACTATTCACTTTTGCTATTTTTTTATTTTTAGACCTATATGTTACCTTTTGAGTAGTTGTCTTTGAAACAGTTGCCGAAATAGCAGCAGTTTTACCTTTTTTGGCAAGTGTTATTTTATTCTTTGCCACTTTTAAACTCGTATTGCTTTTTGCTTTTTTCACAACTTTTATCGTAATTACTTTTTTCGCTTTTCCATCTTTAGAAGTAATCGTTACCCTGGCTGTTCCTACCTTTTTTGCTGTAATTTTACCTGAGCTATATGCTTTCGCCACAGATGGATTACCTGATTTATAAGTTACACTTTGTTGTGCTTTTGCAGGTGTAACTGTTGATACAAGCTTCACACTCTTTCCTTTTACCAGATATATTGTATTATTCTTAAGTGTATAGCCTGCTGCTTTAACTGTTACTTTTGTTGCCTTTGCATATACAGTTATTACGCATTCATTGGCCTTTTTAGAACCGTCTTTTGCTTCTACTTTTATCGTCGCTTCTCCGGCTTTCTTAGCTGTAATCTTACCATTTGCATCAACTGTTGCTACAGATGTATTACTTGATTTCCAAGTCACTCCTTTATTAGTTGCATTTGCAGGACTAACTGTAGCTTTTAATGTAAATGTATTTCCAACAACCAAGGTTTTTGACTTTGCACTGATAGAAATATTGGTAACCTTCGTTGGTTCTACCGTAACCACACATGTTGCTGTTTTTCCATCAATCGTTGCTGTAATCGTTGCTGATCCGACACCAACTGCAGTAACTACTCCTTTATTTACAGTAGCTACGGATGGATTAGAAGTAGTCCATGTTGTTGCACCGACTTCTGCTGTTACCGGTTTGATTTTAGCAGTAAGTGTTGCTGACTGCCCTATTTTAAGGTTTTGTGTTGTATTATTTAGAATAACGGTCTCTAAATCTGCCTTATTATATACTTGGACATTATCCACCTTTGTAACTGAATTATAACGTCCTCCACGAATATAAAGACCTTTTATTTCTTCAGTACTGTCAATATTTACTGTATTGCTATAATATACTGTATTGTCCAAACAGTCTGTAATTGTTATTTCAGCTGTACCTTGGTCTCTGTTTACTTTCGCAAGTATATGTACCCACTTTGCCGGTATAACTGCTGTTTCACTGCCATTAATTGTCCATGTGGTACTGTTTGTTGCTGATAGCTTTAAAATATAACCGGAACTAATACCGTTATTAATATTATTTCCTGTATATGCCATTTTAGTTCCTGTAATTGCAAATTCAGTAGTTTGTTCACTTCCTGCCTTTAATGACACATCTAATGCCACTCTATATTCAGATTCAGTTGTTACTCCAAAACTCGTAACTGCTCCTCTGGAATTCGCTGTTTCCGGTGCAAACTGAATATAATTACCAAACGAATCCCCGTCATTAACTAAAGTAAGTCTGTCCTGTGCATCTGTTGAAGTCCATACGTCTAACATAGACGGTACCTTTGTATAATCATGGTAATATAGATAATCACTTGTATCCACTGTTACTTCCGGTAGGACATAGCATTCTACATTACTAATCGTTCCGGCGAATCCACCAGGCCACCATGATCCCCAACCAAAGTTTAAAGTAGTTGCTGTCTGATTTAACCATGTTAGTACATTATAGTAGTTGGTTAAGGTACCACCGCCTTTTATATCTCCATTTACTAATGATGTCTGATTATAGACTTCTTTATTATTAACATATACACTATATCCAAGGGATGTTATTTTTATTTCTACAGTCGCTGTCACATTGGATCCAATGAAATCTGTTCCTGTCTTCCAACTTGTATTATCTACATTCGCATCGAAATATCCACCTGTTGCATTATATCCCAGATAGGAACCACCTGTAAAATATAGTCTTCCTAAAGCACTGTCTGTAAATGATAAGATATTACTTAAATATCCATACCCTCCAGTACGTTTTACATCAAATTTAATAGAAACACCATTTGAGATATCCAAACCGGCAATTTCACTTTTATTAAATGGATTGGTTACCCGATAAGTACCTTCTACTGCACTCGACAATGATAGTGGGTTATTTGTATAGTAAGATCCAACTAAAGTTTTACCGGATGAATCCTTTGGCTTAACTGTTACTACTTTTGATACTTTTTTATAATAATCACCTTTTATTATAGTTGCAGTTAATGTAGCAGTACCTATAGTATTCCCAATTTTTCCATCATTTGAGATTACATTGGTATTACTTGACGACCAGCTTATTGCAGCTCCATAGATACCATCAGCTTCAAGTGAGATGTCTCCATATACCGTAGTTGGAATTGTAAGATTCTTAGCAGTCCATGCCACCACCTTCTCATCAGAGGGATATTTTGAACCCCAAATCGCCATGTCATTTGAACCTGATGCGCCTACTATGGAGAATGTCATAGTCTTAACATTCGTTTCTTCCATTGTAGATTCTACAAATACACCTTTATATGTCACTCCGCCAAGTACCATAATCACATTAGGTAATCCGCTGCTGCCAATCGCCCAAGTTCCAGTATATGATCCACTGACTGTTCCGTCTGCATTTAAAGTTACTGTCTTATTGGGCACAGTCTTTAAAGTTGCATAATCTGTATTTTCATGTGCAAGCACTTCGTATGTTCCAATGACTTCATTGTTTGTAACAGCTGTTAATGTTTCATTTCCATCGTAAGCAAACGGAGATACACATAACCAGCCATCTTCATTCAAAAACATCTGATGTACGCGAACATAATGCCCTTCCGTTCCATTATTTGTTCTTGTATGATATACAAGATAGATATTGCCATCTTCGTCAACCATTGCTGAATTATGTCCTTGTGCAACTTGTGCCGTATCCCACCAGCTCCACTTATAATAGGACATTAATCGCAACCCTATTGCATTTTGAACTGCTTGATGACCAATTGCATTGTCACCATTTATATCCACATAAGTGCCATCTATTGTAGATGAACGGAACAATCTCATATTATAGCCGCCATTTGCTACTAAACCACCATAAGTTACAAACATATAGTAGTATCCATTGATATATTGAATATAGGAAGCTTCTCCTGTCCCTCCGTCACCGCAGGCAAGCATAATTCCCATATAAGCATCCGACTGATTCGATACTGTTGTATATGTATGATTGTAATCTCTAAAACCGGTCTGTGTATCTAATTCAATCATATAGATTCCACCAGACCATGATCCATATGACATCCAAAGCTTTCCTTGTGCATCATATGTAACAGATGGATCAATTGCATGTGCACCATATGTTTTGTTCCATGTACTTGCTGAAGAATAGATAGTTGATGGATTAGTCTGAACTTTTTCAGTATATTCGGATCTGATATATCTGCTTGGAAGTGTTGACTCACCTGTTACATCTGTAAAGTCTGTTTGCGTAAAATCATATGCATAACTGCCGGATGTATAACCCGAATAAATAACCGTTCCCTGATAAGTCCAATCTCCTGATAGTGTATCCGCTGTCAAAAGTGCTATAGACGAATTCCATGTCACGCCATTGATACTCATGTACATACACCATTTGCCCATTTCTTCATTGTATATTACATCGGGAGCCCATAGATTTCCTGCCGGATCATATACACTATTACCATTTGCCGACCATGCAAACTCTTTTGCAAATAATGATAAATAGTTTCTATTAATATTATTTGTAAATGTAGTCCAATTAACTAAATCTGTTGACTTTGCCCATGCCATATGACTGCCAAAAATATAATAGGTAGTCACACCATTTTTTGTTTCAGATATAATGGATGGATCATGTACAGAAACAGTTTCTTCAGTATTCCCCAATACAATTTCAGAACCGGACTCTGTTTTCCCTTCTATTAAGCTATCTGTTGACCCTTTCGTAATCATATTCCCGTCAAAGACTTGTAACATACATATTGCAATTGTCAATAAATATGCCACTATCCTCATTGTTTTCTTACTCATTTTTTTCACTTGATACTTCTCCTTTCAGTGAAATATAATTTTTATAATATTATACTATTTATGTTGTTAATTATAGCATACTTTAAGCAATTTCCACAATCCTTTTTCTATCTTTTACTAATATAATATTATAATGTTAATTTTTCAGCATTTTAAAATGGAGGCAAATTTACTATTGAAAATTTGCCTCCTTTAAATTAAATAAATGAACCGGGTCACGACTGATCCTGACCCGGTTCACACTAATTCGGTTCACACTAATTTTTATGTATTTCACATAAAATTTTAATGAACTTTAATATTATCTACTTTTGTAAGACCATTTCCACGTCCTGACAATACATATAACCCTTTTAGAGTACCTGTCCCACTTACACTGACTGTTCCTGTGTATAGTACAGTTGATCCATTTGGAATTGTAACTAAAGCTGTTCCTGCCGATTTATCGACTGTTGCCTTTATATGCACCCACTCTGCTGCTGGTAACGTTATAGACTCATTTGTATCATTAATATACCAAGTCGTTGTGTTTTCAATACTTGTCAGTGTTGGAGTGGCTAATTACAATATATATCCTATACTTACGCCGCTATTATTACTGCTTGAAGCTGTAGTATCTGTTCCTGTTATCACAAATTGAGACTCTGATCTTCCGCTAACATTACCAGACCTTAATGTTACATCTGCCTCTACAGTATGATTTTTTAATGCTTGTACAGTTTCATTAAAGCTGCTAACTGCACCTCTGTTACCTGTAGCTGACTCAGGCTGTGTGAATGTAATATAATTACCATAAGAATCACCATCATTCACTAAGTTAATTGCTTCCTATGCATTTGTTGAAGTCCATAATGAAGATACTGATGATACTGATGAATAATCTTGTTAATATGTATAATCACTTACATCATCAGATAATACATAACATTCCACATTACTAATTGTTCCATCAAAGCCGCCTGACCACCATGAACCCCATCCGAAGTTCAATGTGGTTGCTGTCTTATTTAACCATGTCAGTACATTACTGTAATCTGTCACTGTTCCGCTGCCTAATATTGTTCCATCCGCTACTGAAGATTCATTATATACTTCTTTACCGTTCATATAGACACTATATCCTGATGCTTTAATTATAATTTCTACTGTCGCTTTGGTACTGATAAAGTCTTTTCCTGTTTTCCAGCTTGTGTTGTTAACGTTAGCATCAAAATATCCACCGGTTGCATTATATCCAAGATAAGAGCCTCCTGTAAAATATAACTTTCCTGAAGTACCTGTAAATCCCAAGATATTACTTAGATATGCATAGCTGCCCGTGCGCTTTACATCAAATTTGATAGATACACCATTTGAAATATCTAATGATGTCTCAGATTGATGAAATGGATTAGCTACCTGATATGTACCTTCTACCGCATTTAACAAAATCTGTGGATTATCTGTAAAATAGGAACCTACCAAAGTTTTTCCTGACTCTTCCGGTAATACATAACATTCTACATTACTGATCGTTCCATTAAAGCCTTCTGACCACCATGAACCCCAGCCAAAATTTAAATATGTTGCTGTTTTATTTAACCATGTCAGCACATTACTGTAATCTGTTACTGTACCACCGCCTGATATTGTTCCAAGCACTAACGATGTCTCATTATACACTTCAATATCATTTACATATACACTATATCCTGATGCTGTAAGTTTAATCTCTACTGTCGCGCCGCTTCCGATAAAATCTGTTCCTGTCGCCCAGTTTGTATTATTAACATTAGCATCAAAATATCCACCGGTTGCATTATATCCAAGATAAGATCCTCCTGTGAAATATAACTTTCCTGAAGTACCTGTAAATCCTAATATATTACTCAAATATGCATAACTGCCTATACGCTCTACATCAAATTTAATTGATACACCATTTGATATGTCTAAACCTGCTGTTTCATTTTCATTAAATGGATTGGCTACCTGATATGTACCCTCTGTTGCATCTGTTAAAGTCTGTGGAGCATTTGTAAAATAGGAACCTACTAAAGTTTTTCCGGATGTCTCTTTCGGCAGCACGTAACATTCTACATTATTAATTGTTCCACTATAACCTTTTGACCACCATGAACCCCAGCCAAAGTTTAAGTATGTTGCTGTTTCATTTAACCATGTCAGCACATCAGCATAATTAATTATTGAGGAAGCTCCTGTTATCGTTCCATTAGCTACAGCTGTCTCATTATATACTTCTATACCATCTACATATACACTATATCCTGACGCTTTAAGTATAATTTCCACTGTTGCATTACTTCCTATAAAATCTGTTCCTGCCACCCAATTTGCACTGTCAACATTAGCATCAAAATACCCGCCGGTTGCATTATATCCAAGATAGGAACCTCCTGTAAAGTATAACTTTCCTGAAGAACCTGTAAATCCTAATATATTACTCAAATATGCATAGTTGCCTGTACTTTCTACATCAAACTTAATCGATACTCCATTAGAGATATCCAAACCTGCTGTTTCATTTTTATTAAACGGATTGGCTACCTGATATGTACCTTCTGTTGCATTTGTTAAAGTCTGTGGATCATCCGTAAAATAAGAAGCTACTAAAGTTTTAGAAGAACCACTTGCTGATTTTACTTCTATATTCTTTGTTAGCACCTTGCAATAATCACCTTTCGTCACTGTTGCGGTTAACGTAACTACTCCTGCAGTATTTACTACTCCATCTCTGGTAAGTACGCTGGAATTACTTGTTGTCCATGTAATCGTCGTTCCAAATCTACCTTCTGTCTCTAATGTAATATCACTATAAATCGTTGAAGGCGCTGTGATCTCGCTTGCAGTCCACGAAACTGCTGCTTCATCTGATGGATATTTAGCACCCCAGATTGCTGTTTCACTTGAGCCGGAGTTTCCAACAAGAGAAAATGCCATGGTTTTTACATTTGATTC